TGATATTGTAAACGAGGATTCTATTTTTGGTGAAGATATTCCTTCTAGATTTAATTCTTCTCATAAAATCGAAATGTATATAGAAAATACAGAAGGGTTTGATGGAGAAGGAGATTTATTTACAAGGTTTGGTGTAGAGATTAGAGACGAAGCAACACTCGTCGTATCGCGACGTAGGTGGGTTCAACAAGTTTCTAGGAAAGATAATGAATTAAATAGTGCTAGACCAAGAGAAGGGGATTTAATTTATATCCCTCTTTCAGGATCTTTATTTGAAATAACACACGTAGAACATGAGCAACCTTTTTATCAATTAAGCAATCTACCAGTTTTTAAAATGAGATGTCATCTCTTTGAATATAATGATGAAGATTTTGATACAGGTGTTCAGGCAATTCAAAATATTGAAAAAGAACATGCTTATCAGTATATATTAACATTAGGAGAAGATGGAGCTATTACTATCGGGGGTACAGCTTCTCAAACTCTCAGCAGTGGTGTAGTTATTAGCGGTGAAGTACAGAAATATTCAGACTCTGATAACAAGATGCATCTTTCTCATGTAGGCGCAGATGACGGTTTATTCCATACATTTGTCACTAGTGAAACCATTTTGGTAGATGGTGTTAGTCGTACTGTTATAGCTGTTACAGAAGATAATCAGATATCTGAAAATGAACAGAATGATGACTTTAGTCCGTCTGGATTAAGCTTCCTTGATTTCAGTGAAGATAATCCATTCGGCGATCCGGAGCTTAATTAATGTTTGGTACCCATTTTTATCACCAAAAAATTAGAAAATGTGTTGCTATATTTGGCGCTCTTTTTAATAATCTATATGTACTAAGAAAAAATTCTTCTGGACAAGTCGTTAGTCAGATTAAAGTTCCTTTGTCATATGCACCTAAACAAAAATATCTAGAAAGAATTAGAGAGCAGCCGGATCTGGATACGACAGATACAAGAGTTGCTATTAAGTTACCTCGTATGTCTTTCGAAATTACTAGTTTTACTTATGATACACAAAGACAATTGACAAAGATTTCTAATTTTAATACTACAGGAACAGCTTCGACAAACAGACAAAAATTCTATTCACCTGTACCGTATAATATTAATTTTCAATTAAATGTATATGCAAAAAATCAAGATGATGCGCTGCAAATTGTAGAACAGATACTGCCAACATTTAATCCACAGTATTCTTTAACTATTAAACCATTCGGTGTAGAATATCCAGATTTTAAAGAAGATATACCAATTGTAATACAAAGTGTTTCTTTCTCCGATGATTTTGAGGGAGCAATGGAACAAAGACGTACTATTGTTTATACTCTAGATTTCGAAATGAAAGTCAATTTCTATGGAGCTATAGCTACTAAGGGTATTATCCGTAAAAGCATCGCAGATATATTTGAGATGAATACTGGATTAGCAGACTCGGATTTAAAATTAGAAAGAATAGCAGTTGAACCAGATCCATTGTCTGCGATCGGATTAGCTGATAGTGATTTTGGATTTACGACTACTATTACACCGTCAATTGATAGTGCATAAGGAAATAAATTATGGCTGAAAAAGACTACTCTACTCCATGGGATCTTCCGGAAAATTGGGACGAATTAACTGAAGAGGAAAGAGAAAATATATTAGATAATTTGCTGCCTACTAATCCAGATTTCGTGCCTGAGATTTGTCCTAATTGTGGACATGATTGTCACGAAGAAGGCTACCCATGTCTTGAAGAAAATTGTTCATGTGAATCTTGTACTTGCGGTACATGTACACCGGATTATGTAGAATGAAAGAGTCAAAAGATAATTTAAAGAATGATTATGATTATTCTCGAGAAACATATTACGAATTAATTGAAAAAGGTAAAGATGCTTTAGAGAATATGATTGAGGTCGCCCGCGAGAGCGAGCACCCGCGAGCGTACGAAGTATTATCAGGTATGATTAAAAATGTATCTGATGTAAATGATAGATTAATGGATTTGAACAAGAAGCAGAAAGAAATTAATCGAGAAGAAGTAAAACAAGTTGGTAATACTACTAATAATGTATTTCTCGGTTCTACATCTGATCTTCAAAAACTATTACAAAATGATAAAGAAATTATAGATGTTACACCAAAATGAGAATTACCTCGGTAATCCAAATGTAAAACGTGACGGTGTACTTCAAGAATGGTCTGAAGATCTAGTTAGAGAATATGCAAAATGCATGGGTGATCCTATATACTTTGCAGAAAAATACTGTAAAGTAATTTCTCTAGATGATGGATTAGTTCCATTTAAATTATATCCCTATCAAAAGAATATGTTTAGGCACTTTAATGAGCATCGGTTTAACATTGTATTGGCTTGCAGACAATCGGGAAAATCGATATCGGCATGTGCGTACTTACTCTGGTTTTCATTATTCAATTCAGAAAAAACGGTGGCGGTTCTTGCGAATAAAGGGGCAACTGCTAGGGAAATGTTATCTCGTATCACGCTTATGCTGGAGAACATTCCGTTCTTTCTTCAACCGGGATGTAAAGCGCTTAATAAAGGATCAATCGAATTTAGCAATAACAGCCGGATCATTGCTTCTGCTACTAGTGGTAGCTCTATTCGCGGTCTTTCAGTAAACCTCCTATATCTAGATGAATTTGCCTTTGTAGAAAGGGCAGCAGAGTTTTATACGTCAACCTATCCTGTGGTATCTGCTGGTAAAGATACAAAGATTATTGTTACCTCTACTGCAAACGGTATTGGTAATACTTTTTATAAGATATGGGAAGGCGCAACTCAAGGTATAAATGAATTTAATCCATTTAGGGTTGATTGGTGGGATGTACCAGGTCGTGACGAAGAATGGAAGAAACAAACAGTAGCAAATACTTCTCAATTACAATTTGATCAGGAATTTGGCAATACATTCTTCGGTACCGGTGATACACTTATTAATGCAGAAACATTAATGGGATTTAGAGCCGGTAAATATGAAAAAATATTAGAAGGTGGTAACCTTATTGTTTATAAGGAACCTTTAAAGAATCATGATTATATTATGACAGTCGATGTTGCGAAGGGAAGAGGTCAGGACTATTCAACTTTTAACTTGATCGATATTAGCGTCCGCCCGTTTCAACAGGTTGCTGTATATCGCAATAACACTATCTCTCCTTTGCTCTTCCCGAATATTATTTATAAATACGCAAAGTCTTATAATGATGCTTATGTAGTAATTGAATCAAATGACCAAGGAACAGTTGTCTGCAATGGTTTATATCATGATCTAGAATATGAAAATGTACATGTTGAATCTGCTGTAAAAGCAAATGCAATTGGTATTGAAATGAATCGTAAGGTCAAAAGACTTGGATGTTCAGCTATTAAGGATATATTAGAAAATAATAAGCTAAATATCGTAGATGAAAATACTATTATGGAAATATCGACATTTGTTGCAAAGGGGCAATCCTATGAAGCATCTGATGGTAACCATGATGATTTAATGATGAATCTAGTTATGTTTGGTTATTTCTCATCGACTCAGTATTTTGGAGATATGACCGATATTAATTTAAAAGATATGTTATTTAAACATAAAATGAAAGAAATTGAAGATGATATTGTACCGTTTGGCTTTATTGACGATGCATCGGAACACATTCAAAGGATTGAACAAGAAGAGTCGCCATGGGCGATAGAATACTCCAACGAGTTATAAAATTACAATTATTATAAATAATACTAATTGAAGATAACCGTATCATGAAATTCTTATAATTCGTAACCGAGAAGGAAAATAATATGGCACTCTTTACACCGTCCGAATCACCAGCGGTTGTCGTCAAAGAGATAGATCTGACTGGCGGTGTGCCAAATGTCCAGTCAACTACAGGCGCAATCGTAGGTAATTTTAGATGGGGTCCAGTTGGTCAGCGCACAGCTATCGCCAATGAAGCAGAATTGGTAAGTACCTTTGCTTCACCAGACTCGTCTAATACAATAGATTTCCATAACGCAGCATATTTCTTGCGTTATTCAAACTCTTTACAGGTAGTAAGAGAAGCTACTGCATCTGCATATAATGCTCGTTCTACAACAGGGCAGACAGCAGCTGATAGTAACGGATCTTTACCTCTAGAGACTGTTAACAATAAAGATGATTTTGATGCACAACAATCTG